AGTCGATGTTTTAACTATCCCTGATATTTCACCAGATGAATTCCAGAATGTCAGGCTGTTGGTATCAAGTTCAAGCCTTTTAACGGTTGATACATATCCTTTGAAGCTTCCAGAAGACATTTCTAATCGGGTACCGTCTGCCGATGTTCTGATGGTCAAGCCTGTTAATGTCCCAGTGTAAACCCTGTCAGCAATAATTCCGTCACCGGTCATGACTGTTTTCCAGTCCCATTCCCCAGCTATTTTGCTGTTTGCTATCCTAATGCTACCGCCTTTGATTTCTACTACCTTTGTAGCTGAAGCAGGTAAAGCATCATAAGTTATTATCCCTGTGCCTGGTTCAGCATAAACATAACCGGCAGTCGCATTGATTTCATTGTTCCATCCAGCAAGGATCCCGGCGATATAAGATGTTTTAAGCACCTGAGTAGTATTGACTACTTCATCAACGCTGTTTTTTAGGTCTGATATCGTTGAGATAAAAGAGCTTGAGTAATTTGCCAGTTCAAAATCATTATTGTTAGGTTGTAGGTAATCTTCCTGGTACCTTAAAATGTCCGCTTTTACTTTGATTCCAAGAGTCGCAATTTCAACACCGATGGTATCGCCTATCCTTATTTCTTCCGTCTCATATCCCAATGCTTTTAAGTCTGCAGCTTTGATGGAATATTCGGTTTTGTCTGCTAAGTTGGCAACCAACCAATCAAACGTTTCCTGCAGTAGTGTTGCCGGGTCCGTCTGGTCTGTGTTCTCGTACACTGTCATTCGGTGCTGTCCACCTAATCCATAAGTAGCAATATAGGAACTGTCCAAACCTACCCACTTTTGAAGATTCGGCTTGTCTACCGGGTTGGTAGGTGTCGCCCATACAATGGCTGCAAAATCTACCGGGTCAGTTACCCCATCATCGTTGATATCCTCATTCTTACCGTACCCATAAGCGGCAGTAAAGATATCCGTACTGGGTATTTTAACGTTGATTTCCGATATCTCACGGTCATCATATACGACTTTACCCCGGTCAGCTCCCCGCCTTGCAAATATGTCAATGTAGCGCCCTGTGATGACTCCATCCGTGACTTCCACACGTTCCTCAATGTAGCCTTGAGTATTCTCTAAATACTCCCATATCGCCACCTTAAGGCTTTTACGTGTGCATTGCAGATTGTGATACCCTGTGATGTCCGATGTGCCTATCTGCCAACTTGAAGCCGGGACTGCAGCGTTGAGGATCTGGGTAAGTCCAGACATTATCAGGTTATCGTTAAACCCCACAAAATCAACAAAACTGTATAAGGTGTCATAAATGGAGCTTTCACATGTAACCTTTATGGATATGTCGTTTTTTTCAATGGCGCAAATTACAAACTCATACCATTTGTTTAAGGTGGTGTCTTTGAAAAGCAGCCGGTTATACTTGATCATGTTGGTTATCTGTCCATGACCTAAAGGCAATTCAAGCGTCAAGGTGTGATACCCATTTAAGCGCTCGTCACGTTTAAAGGTCATGAACTCCGATAACGCTAAATACTCAATAAAGGCGCTGTTTTTGTCTTGTAAAATTACTTGATTGATTATTATAACCACCTCTTCTTATAAACTAAAGTCGCTGTCTGTGCTGGTGTGAAATCAAATTTATAAGCGCCAGCCGGCACAACAAAACCTTGCCAGTTTGTCAGGCTGAAATTAGTCTTGTTATTAGCCAGTACCCCGTCATTTTTAACTGTTCGTAAGTCCATGTCAATCTCCCATGCCCCCGCTAAACTGGTATCTTCAATCTTGATCTGTGAGGTCGTGCCATTTAACACAATTAACTGTTCGGTACCGGATGCAATGGTAAAGGTGATTTTCCCAAGCGCTGGGGCTGTCCCTGCGTTGGTCTTTGATACCCCGTTAATATTGGTTTCTGTGGTGTCCGTGGTGGTCAGTGCGTAAAGTTTGGCGGTAAATGATATCTCAAAAATACAGTAATTATAAGTATCTTCGACAACCCTTATTCCTTCAGGTACTACCATCCATTGTTTAGATGTTTCATCCGAAAATATTAAGGTCTTATAAGTCATATCAGATGGGTAAAAATATGGCGCTATATTATTTCTTAGCGTGTCCCTTAACGCCGCCCTGCTTACCCCTTTTATAAAACATCTTGCTGTTAGATTTCTCTCATTGTTTTGCTTATATGCCAGCAATGTGTTTTCGGCTTTGGGCAACTGTGACTTAATAAATTCAAAAGGAGGGATAATGTCTCTGCCTGATACGTTTAACACGCTGAATATCGCACTAAAATCTGTGCCATTATATATCATGCAGTCACCCCTCCCCTGAGCTGTTTTGTCCAGAAATCGTTTAAGGTCTTGTCTAACATTTCAGTAATCTTTACAATGTCTTTTTCTTCCCTTACTACCGGATTATTTAAATTTATTGCAACATTAACCATGGATGCACCAGCGTTATTACCACTTAACATCCTTGATGTTTCGCTGTTGGTATAAACTTTAGACCCTCGAGGAATATCAACAAGCTCAGGGCCACGTTCACCTACCAGAGATAATCCGCCTAATGCAAAATTAGTACCATTAGCATATTGCGTTCTTCTTTTAGATTCATTTTGAGTCGTATTGACTACTAGATTTTTAGCAGGTGTTTTAATCCCTAACCACTCCAAAAGCCAATTTACAGCCTTTTTAATTGCGGCTGTAACCTTGTCCCAACCATCCCATGTTGCCTGAAGCCATGCAATCGCTATTATCAAAGCACCTACCACCAATCCAACAGGGCCGAGTGCCATTAACCATGCTCCGGCAATCAATAAACCGTTGTAAATAGCCGCAGCGCCTAATGCAATCCATTTCCCTATCTGAATAGCAAATTGAACAGTTTGGATCCCTGTGCTGATTACAGATGCAACCCCTGTAGCAACATAGGATGCAATAATCACCTTTGCCATGTTACTGACTATCGGTATCACTGTATCGCTGTTCTTTTGCCACCATGCCATAATATCCTTGATTGCTGGTATCAGTTTAGTGTCTACATATTCTTTTATTGTTTTTAAAGCACCATTTATGCCATCTGATATTTCCGTTGAATGGCTGTTAACCCAATCTAAAAACTGTTGGAGATACGGTAATACAGCTTTTCCGATAGTTTCTTTCATTTCGCCAAGCGCATTACTAGCAATCGCCAACTGTCCGGCAAATGTCTTCCCCGCAGCTTCAGCACTACCGCCAAATTCTTTCTGTAGTTCTGCAAGGATAATTGCCTGAGCGCCTGCAATGTCCCCGCCTTCTTGCATTGCCCGGATCATATTTTTCTGTTCTTCGGTAAAAGTAACCCCTACTTTTGTTAATGCTCCTATGCCTGCAATAGGGTTATTTAACGCCTTACCTAATCGTATAGATTGATCTACTGGCTCACCACCTAAAGCCGCAGCCATATCAAGCGCCGCTTGTGTTGCACCAGGGAATGTTTTCTCCCCGATATTAGTAAATGTCAAAAGCATTGAGTTGGCAGCGTTGATTTGTTCATCTGAATACTTTGTTGTCTTTTGTAATGCACCAGACATTTTAGTTAATTCATCGGTAGTCATGCCAGCTACTCCACCAGTTGATTTTATTACCGCGTTCATTTGAGCGATTGAATTTTCTGACTCCATCGCATCCTTAACGCTGCTAATCGCAAAAGCTCCTACCGCAGCTGTCGCAACTCCCAAAGCTACGGTAATTGATTTACATGTACTTTTCCAAGACTTACTCATTTGTTTCATCTGTTTATTCGATAGTGCCATGCTTTTAGATAGTTCGCTTGCATCCATCCCAACACGAACTATCAAGTTTTTTACTGCTCCGATGGTACTCACCTCCTTAGTAGGTGTTTCCACCCATTTCAATGTTGATTCTTTTTAATTCTTCCAGCATGGTTTCAGGTGTTTGTTCTTTCTGCTCTTTTATTAAGTCTTGATATTTAGGAATCTTTTCAGAACGTTGAAGAACTGCATTCAAATATGCATAATATACGTTTAACTCATACGATTCTTTTTTGTTTTCTAAGTATGCCTGGATGCTCATGTTCAACTGTTTTGGTGTCATGTCGTGATAGTCTTTTATGCTTATCCCTATTCGGATAGCGTACTCAAGTGACTTGTCCCAATCCCAAAGTACGGTACCCTCATTTAGTTTTTTGTTTCTTCACCTGATTCTTCTGGTTTTTTAATCCCGAATGTATGGCCCCATGCTTCATAGAATTTAGCCATGTTGATATGAAACTCACCATAATTAAGCAAAGACTCCACATCTTCAAGCTGCAAAGTTTCACCTTTTATAGCCGCATCTTTTTCAAGTCCACAAAAGAAAATCTTTTCCAAATTATCAAAGTCGAAATCTTCCATCAAACTATCAAATTCAGACAACTTCTTTCCAGTCATGGCGCATAATTTTTTTAGTGCACTATGGCCATACCAAAGCACCCTAGGTCTATCTAAATTTATTATTACTACATCATTTTTATCTGACATGTTATTCCTCCTATTTATAAAAAAAGAGACCCTTTCAGGTCTCTATCAAGCTGTCTTTATAACTACTATTTCAGTTACTTTCTGAGTTTTGCCAGATTCGTATGCAATAATAGTCAATTTTTTAGATCCGATTGCCATTGCGATTGCCCCTGATGCTGCTCCACTTGCCAAATCTTGAAGATATACACCATCAACAAACAGTTTTAATGTATGTGATGCGGCTGTGGCTGTTACCGTGACCGATGCGGCGGTTACTCCACCAAATGAATAGTAGTAGACCCCTGCGTTAAATGCTGGGGATATTGAGCCGCCTGCGCCTGCTAATGATAAAGCAGTAAGACCACCTGATGCTGTGAGCCCTAATGATGGCGCACCACTAACTTTTATGGTGCCTTCAAATGGAATCATATCGTCAATAGGTGCTGAAGTTTTAATGCCTGTCACAACCCCGTTAAAATCCCACTCTGCGCCCATTGAAGCGGGGAAAAGAATAGTGAATGCGGTTAATGTGCCTGTTCCAAATGCATCATAGAATGCTTTCTGGCCTAATGTATCGCCTGGATAAAAGTAACCAGATACGCTAACTTCGCCTGCATCCTTTAACCCTTGCGCAAATTCTCTAAAACCACTTACTGAATCATGCGTTGTTACATCTATCGTGTCAGCTGATAGTTCAAGTCCGTTTATTTCCTTTAGCTGCGCGATGCTATTTGCACCTATTTTTAACTTAGTGCCTATACCTTGTACCATGTTATACCTCCTTAATATTTCACTTCAATTTGTATGTTCCCGATATATGTATCTTTTGCATCCCCACTGAAAATGCCACTATCACAGGCGCAACAGATACACTTGTCAAAGTATCTCTTACCGGATATGAGTATAACAAAGTTCTTTATGTATCTAAAACAGTTCAGACAATGGCAGTTAATGCTTTCGAGGGTTGGTTGTTAGATATGATTGCAGAAGATATCGCAGTAATCATCGAAGATATGATCATCAATGGTTCTGGATCATCTGCACCAAAAGGGATTGAATATTCTAATACATGGGCAACTGCTTCAAATAACCTGGTACTTTGCACAGGTACATTTGTAGTTACTTATGCAGACATTCTTTCTCAGATCGCTTTGCTGCCTGCAAGATATGATACTAATGCAAAATTCCTTGCTTCTAAAGCTATGGTATATCAGGGACTGGCTAATATCAAAGACACTACTGGCAGACCAATACTTATCAATGATGCTGTGGGCGCATATCCTTTTAAAGTTCTTGGATTCCCAGTTGTTATATCTGACAAAGTAGCTGCTAAGACTCTTTACCTTGGAGACTTTAAAAAGGTTGTAGGTAATCTTTCGCAGGAAGTTACAGTTGAGAAAGACGCTTCCGCAGGTTTTGTTTCTAATAGCATAGTTTACAGAGGCGGAGCAATCTTTGATTGTAATATCGCACTTGCTGATGCTTTTGTTAAATTGACCGTTAACACTTATTAAGAGGGTGGCTGAATGAATAAAATATTAATTGCGGTTCCCACAGTAGGACAGGTAGAGATTGAGTATGTAAACTCTATCCTAAAACTATCAAAGGTTACTCCGGCTGATATAGTTCATTCAGCCGGTTCCCTTGTTTATGCAGCAAGAAACAACTTTGTTAAAGATGCAATCGATAAAAACTATACGCATTTGATGTTCATTGATTCGGACATGGTATTTAATGCGGATGCGCTGGAAGTTCTTTTAGACAGCGATAAAGATATCATCAGCGGATCAATCTTCTCAAGGGTTGCACCTTATAAGCCTTGCTTTTATGAGAAGTTAAGACTTGGGGAACCAGGGGAAGTAATTTGTGAGCCAGTTAAGGTGTTACAGGACGGTGTACAAGAAGTTGAAGGAGTAGGCACGGCCTTTCTTTTAATTAAAGTAACTGTACTAAAAGACATTATCGAAAAGTATAGATGCTATCCTTTCCAGCCACTTCAAAGTTATGGAGAAGATTTAAGTTTTTGTATCAGAGCCAGACAATGCGGATATAAGATATTTGTTGATAATGATTTGATAATTGGGCATATCGGAAAAGTTATCGTGACAAAGTCTGCATACCAATTACAGGAGGGCATGTAATGAAATTTAGCGTAATTATGCCGAGTAAAGACGGTGAAAAGAGAATTAATAAGGCTCTAAACAGCATAATATCGCAAAGTTTTAAAGACTATGAAATGATAGTTATATGTGATTCCTGCGAAGATAATACAAAGCAAGTTGCTGAAAGCTATGGTGCAATAACACTAGAATGTGAACATAAAAGCCCAGGACTGACATTAAACGAGGGATTGAAGATTGCACAAGGCGAGTACATTTTATTCATGAATGATGATGATTGGTTTTTGCATGAGCGAGTATTTGAACTAATAGACAACCAGCTCAATCAAATACATGCCGATATCCTTTGCTTTGGATTTATCATGGGCAAGCTCGGTTATAAAACAGCACTTGGTAATAATGGCAAACTGTTTCCAGGACAAACATTGAAAGCATGGCGCAGGTCAACAATTGGAGAAACACAATTCATAAAGGATCCAGTCTATTGCGACTTGGTTTTTTTAGAGGACGTGATTTCAAAGAATCCGATTGTCGCAACATGGGATGAGCCACTTTATTATCATGATTGGATGCGTCCTGGATCTATCACGGAGGTGAGTAAATGTCAGTAAATCAAACAATAAAAGACTACTTAAGAGTGAGTGGAACCGATGAAGATACGCTGATCATTGCGCTTGAAACTGCAGCTCATGAATACCTTGAAAACATAGGCATTCCAGCGGCGGCTAATTCCACAAAAGAACTATACCTATTAGCGGTGAAATTCTTAGTCGCTCATTGGTTCGATAATCGTAACACTGTAATAGTTGGCACGATATCAAAAGAGTTGGAATTCACACTTACTGCCATAACAACTCAACTATATTTAAAGCAGGCCACATTGCTATGAATCAGACCAGAATAGGCGATTTAAGGAATAAGATAACTATTCAGGTGCAATCATCTACTAAAGATGATTATGGCGCTTTAATAGAGACATGGACAGATGTAAAGACTATATGGGCGGCGGTTAATCCAATCAATGGCAGGGAATACTTCGCTGCTGAATCAGTTAATAGTGAAATTACTCACAGGGTAAAAGCGAGATACACATCAGGCATTACTCCTGACATGAGGGTTAAGTTTGGAACCAGGTATTTCAATATCCTTTCTATCATTAATTACGAGGAAAGAAATATTGAACTTCAGCTAATGTGCAGGGAGGCGGTCTAATGGCTTCAGTAGAAGAAATCAAAGGGCTTAATGAACTTCTAAGGTCGATGCAGAGGATTGAAAAACTGCCACAGGTAGTCGTAAATAGGGTAGCTAAAAGTGGCGCAAAGATAGCACTTGCATACGCCAGATTTAAAGCGCCTGAAGATACCGGAACACTGAGAAAAGGGATTAAGCTTATTGGTGAGAAATCACGATATAAAGGCAAGAAAGTATTCCAGACAGTATTTGACCGAGCGTATAATCATATGTTTGTAAAAATGTCAGGGAGCAAACGATATTACTACCCTGCATCTCAGGAATTTGGATTTCAAAAAAGAAAAGGTGGGTATGTACCTGGTTATCATTTTTTAGAAAAGTCAATGACAACAAACGCTGCTCAGATGGAAAGAGAAATGGTAAATACAATGGCCAATGAGGTAGATAAGGCATGGTGAGTAGATGAACTTTGAACAAGCATTAGCAACAGAACTTGAAACCATAACAGGACTAAGCGCAAAGGTATTTCCCTTATTCGCACCTGATGCTGCCGTAACACCTTTTGTTGTTTATAGAAAAGCAAATATCAGATTCCCAAAGGTGTTAGATGGGTTTGGAGACAGAATAGAAGGAAACTATGACATATTGGTATTAGCGAGCAATTATCCTGACTTGCAGACAAACAGCGATTTAGTAATTGCTAAGTTAAAAAGTATGCTATTTAGGACAATTGGCACAGCAGGTCCTACGATCTATGACATAACAATAACTCAGAATGCAGATACATATGACTACCGGGGCGACTCAAAAGATGTATATATCGCAAACATAAACATAGAAATAAAATATTAGGAGGTAAGATATGAATTTAGGTATGGGTACTAAGTTTAAGATAGGCGCTAACAGTATAGCACAGCTTAAAGAAATAAACGGGATTGATATATCCGCTGACACAATAGATACAACAGTCCTTGATGGCACTGGTTATAGAACATTTGCGCAGGGATTAAAAGATGCAGGAGAAGTCTCTGGATCAGGCTATTTCTATCCTGGTGATACATTAGGACAGAAAGCATTGTATGATGCATTGGGTACCGGGGTAGAAACCGCATTTGTTATATTATTCCCTGCAGCTATGGGCGCAGAGTGGGATTTCAATGGAGTAGTAACAGGCTTTAAAACATCAGCACCAATTGATGATATGATCCCTTTTGAATTTACCGTAAAAGTAAGTGGAGCCCCATCATTAGGGCTTACAGCTTCTGGTGGACTTACTGCCTTATCATTAGCAGGCGCAGGTGGCGTTATATCCCCGGCATTTGGAGCAAGTGTCTAC